TCCTTTGGGATCACGTGATCCCGCCACTTGTGGCACATCTCCAGCATTTCTTTCGCAGCGCTCTTGCTGATCAAACGCCCGTAGAGTGGCCCAGCCAAGCGCCGTGAAATCTCACTTATCGCTCGCCGCCTCTCAGGACGGTGCGCCCCGTTCTGGAGGAACCACAGGTACTCAGCTTGGTGCGCCGGTAACTCCTCATCGAAGCGAAATTTTATATCGTTGATGTAGCAGTTCCACCAATCCCAGACACCTTTCTCACGGCTAGCGTCAGTGATACCCTCCCATATAGCACCATGGAGATTTATCACGAAAGCTCTCTGGCGAGCCATATGGACAGCCTCATGTGCGATCAAATGCTTTGGTATCTGCACTCCATTAGGATTATAGATGTCTTCCCCCCAAGCAAAAATAACCGACTTCCCTTTGACAGGAAATGACTTACGTATCTCGTTGATGTTCGGTGGATACTCGCGGATAATATTCATACTTCCTTCCTCAAAAGAAAAGGGGTGTGCCTGTGGGAAGACACACCCCTCAAGATCGACGCCTAAACTACTTACCCCTGCGGCGCCGACCTTTTCCCTCACTCTCCTCATTCACCTTGGAGGTGAACATGGAAGCGCCCGCATTGGAGCCACGCAAAGGATCACCATCCCTGGTGAACTGGTACGCCTGAAGGTAGAGACTAACGCCCCGCACCGTACCATCGCGTCCCTCCATCTCATACGCATTGGGAGTGAGGATAGCAATGCCGTAACTGCCATTGTAGACCTTCCCACGCTCTTCAAAGGTCATCTGCTCAGCGGCAGCATCCGCAACATAGACACCACCACTATCATCATAGCCATTAGCGTTGTAGATGGTAGCTGCGCGAATGACATCAAAGCCCTGGTAAGCTTCACCATTCTTACCTTTCTTCTCCCTCTTCTTGGCCATCTCATCGCCGTCCAGGATTGGACTACGGATATCTCCGTCGTCATACTCCTGCTCTGCATCCTCGCCCCACTCCTCGACAGCACAGGCAACGATAGCGTTCTCCAACTCCTCCAAGTCGTCAGGATTGAAAGCCATCTCAACCTTGTACTGGGGTGTTCCCTCCTTCCCCCTCTCAGGGGTGTAGACATCTTTTGTCCACAAAGAGCCGTTGATCAACCGCCCCTCAGGGGTCATGATCTTTTTCTTCTTGTCTTCGGTCGCTTTGGCCATAGTCAATCTTCCTTCTAATTATTGTGTTGGGGTTTGAACATAGACCTAGTGCTAGGTCCAGCTTCGTTACGGGCATCACTGGCTTGAGCCAGTTGCATACCTTTCTCAGGCTTGAAAGCGTACTCAGCCGTGAACTTCTTCCCTCCTGGCAACTTATCGATCTTGGCTGGAGACTTTAACTCAGGTGTCGTGAAAGCTTTCGCCTTGCCGAACTTTTTGATCGCTGCCTTTTCAGCGGTTTCTTTGAACTCACGATTGGAGCGAGCTTTCACCAGCTTCCACCCTGGTATCTCCGCTCCTCCCTCTGCGCGAGCGAAGCCATTCTCCCTAGCCGCCTTGATGGAGATTTTCATCACCTCACCAAGGTCTAGCAAGCGAGCGATATCCTTGTTGGATAGCTTCTTCGCCCCTCCCTTTTTTTCCATTTTAGTCATGAGTTCCGTTAGCTCCTCCTCGTCAGCAACGAGTTGCGGGCAAGCTCTCCAGCGAGCGGGACAGAAACGACAGTGATCACCACTGGCTGTGTCAGTCGAAGTCTGAGCGCGGTTCATAGCTGGCTTCAAAATGTTATCCAACCATTTCGCTAGTTCACTTTTTCCAAGCGACCACTCACGCAACGGGCCGTCACTATGCCACCCTCTGGGTTGAGCCACGTGCAGGACTATGGTTTCAACCTCATCCCACAAGTCCAAATCCTCAAGCGCCCCTACAGCGTAGTACATAAGCTGAGGGTTGCCCTCCACATCTACAACAATCCCAGCACCATGCTTGTAATCCCACACATGGAGCTTACTATTGGCCTTGTCATAGTGGATGAAATCAGCGGTGCCGTAGAATAGCTCATGGATATCTGGGCAGTGAAAATTACGCTCTACCCAGGTGTTGCCCTGGTTCTGGTTAGGGTGTTCGTGGCGAATGGCGTCAAGATAGACCTGGGCGGCATCCGCCATATCCTTATCTACTACTAACGCTCCATCGCATGGAGTACCAGCAAGTACGATATCTTGCCCGTCATACCAGGAGCCAATGAGTGGCCAAGCATCTTTAGCGCTTTCAAGGCAGTCAGATGCTAAGGTATGAGCAGCAGTGCCGACTGCGGCGAACTCACTCTCTGGATCAATAACCCCTTCGCTATTGCCCACGGAGCCGGGGCATACCATCCAACGATATGCCCCGCTCGCTCCCAGAGGAGAGTGAGCTTGTAGTTCGCTCACTCGCCAACCCCGTCGGCAACCATTTCATCGAGAACATCAAGGAACTCCTGACGCTGGTCGCCTTCAAGCTCATTCACCTTATCAACTTTGAAGACCTCTAGCGCAGCCAAGACACCAGGGGCACCAATATCGCGAGCGGCATCAGAGCAAGCCTTGGTCAGGTCTTCGTCACTAGGCTCGTCATCAGAAGGGGATTTCTTTGACTTTCCTTTCTTGCCAGTCGTAGTACCAGCCTTGCCTCTGCGACCGCGCCGCCCCTTCTTCTTGGGAGGGTCTTCCTCTTCTTCCTCTTCCTCTTCGTCATCAGAGGTATCCGTCTTTGCAGACTTCTTCGCTGCACCCTTCCCCCGTCTGCCCCTTCGCCCAGCAGTACGGGCAGGAGTAGGTTCCTCTTCCTCCTCTTCCTCCTCTTCCTCCTCTTCCTCTTCTTCCTCTTCTTCAGCCTTAGCGTCACTGGTAGCCTCATCAATGGCTTCCATCTCTGCCTTCGTCCTGCGCTTGCGCTGCTTCTTAGGTTTGGGATCACGTGATCCCTCTTCCTCACCAATGCGAGCATCCTTGAACATAGCAAGGATCAGCTTTTCCATAGCTGCCGCAGCACGGCCAACGCCAGTTGTTGGGCCATCGTCATTCGACCCCAACCAACCTGGCGCAAACATACCTACGGTGATCTGGTAGCCGGAGCCGTGTTCTTCCACGGCGATCTTATTCACGTTCATGATTTCCCTCCTTCATGGATAACTTCAGGAATTGTAAGCGAATTTTTACTCATGGTCAACACTCCTTTCTAGTCTCTCATATCCAAAGTTTCGTAGATATTCTTATCCTTTGCCACCACCTGGCTAATGATCTTCTCATGCAGGGTGCCGGGAACGAATGGCATATGGCCAAGGACCCTATCTCCTTCCTGGCCAATGCGGTGGGTCCTCTCCAGCAATTGATCATTCTTCCCCGGCACCCACCAGGGTTCAGCCTGAACTACATCTTGCGCTGCCGTTAAGGTCCACCCCTCCCCTAGAGGCAGCACTTGCCCAAGTATGATACGAGTATCAATATCCTCTTGAAATAGATCGACTTGGGCTTGTTTCTTCTTAGGGCTGGTGTTACCGTCTATATATGCCACACCATATTTGGTTAGCCTTTCCTTTAGATAGTCCAAAACTGATATATGCCATGCTCCCACTACCAGCTTCTCTATCCCACTATCAAAGAGGTTTTCGATGTAGTCCGCGATGGCAGGTGCCGTGGCCTCACCCAAGAGCCTGAAGGCAGTAGAGATAGCACCATCAATAGGGATACCTTCATCAAAGGCATCAGCGTCAAGCTCATACAGCTTTTCCACCTTACCCCAACTATCGTCAGCCATCGCCTTCCTGACCTCCTTCGACGCAGCTAGAGGGAACACGTGCCATTGCTTTTCAGGAAGCTCCTTCAGTACATCCTCTTTAAGACGGCGTACCATAATATCCCCGCGCAAGATGGTGCGAAGCTGATCTAAGTTACAAGGGACGTTGCGAACCTCATCTGACCAGTGCGGGCCGTACTTCATTACCGTTTCCCCATTCTTGAGAGTAGTTTCATACCTTCCCGTCACAAAGCCCTGCCCCTTCTCATAAAAATAATCACGAAATCCCTCGACGCTCATGTAATCAATCGCGCTCCAATCCAAGAGCCTGATAGCGTTGTAGCATTCGATAGGTTGGTTGGGGAGAATTGTTCCACTGGCCATGGTAATCCTACCTACCACTGACCTCAGCCCATCAGCAGCGCAGATAGCTGCCGTTCTCTTGTTGCCTTTTGGGTCCTTGAGATAGTGAGCCTCATCAAGGATAAGGTGATCCCACCGCAAATCGAGGAGTGCTTGAAGAATGTTCTTGTTCCGCAGCATATCATAGGAAATGATGAGGTAGTTCGCCTCTGGGCTAACCCCATCTTGCGCCTTGAGAACTGGATAGGTACGGACGTTGGGAAGCATAGACCAGCGCCAGACCTCTCGCTCCCAATTGAGCCTCAGACTGGCGGGACATACGACTAGAATTCGCTTAGCCTCTATAGCATTCGAGAGCATCAATAGCTCTATCGTTTTACCCAACCCTGGTGCGTCTCCTATGAGAGCGTGATCGCGAGCGAGACAGTATTCCACACTAGCATGTTGGTACTGCCTTGGTTCCTGCCCAGGCGGGCAAGGAGCCTCATAGAACAAAGGCTCCGTTGCCCAGCTAGCCTCTATGTCATGATCTTTCATGCAGAGTTTCCGAAGATTGCTGCAAGAACGACGAGAACAATAGTAATCGTAACTATATCCATAATCTTACTCCTCTATCGTACGTCGATTTTCATTTTTCCCTCCAGAAAAAAAAGAGCCTGGGATCACGTGATCCCAAGCTCAGTTGCCACAAGCTACTTCAGTCCCTTCACAGCCTTGTGAATATCCTCATCGAAGATGGTAACAGTAGCATCCATCTTCCCAGCCATGTGAGCCATGAGACGCATCTTATCCTTCGCGTCCAGATCCTCGAAAGCCGCGATAGCACCATCAAGACCTTTATCGGCGCTACCCTTACCAAGACCAAGCTTGTGCTTTTTATTCGCCTTCTTCAGCACCTTCACTGCATCTTCCTTCGACATATTGTCGAAAGCTTCCTCAGCGACCTTGGGGGCGGACTTGACCGCAGCCTTCTTACCCTCTTCCTTGTCTTTCTTGCGCTTCTTCTCCATAGCCTTGCGACTACCACTACGAAGATCCTCCAACGCTAGTTGGGGATCGTCAGCGGCACCGATACGCGCAAGCTTGCGAGCGTTTTCGTAAGACCACTTCTCATCCAAATGACCCTCACACCACTCCTTGAACTTGAGGCCAAGGTCATTGCATCGCGTCTTGACCTCATCCAACTTGATAGCAGCAGCCAAACGATGGTCGTCAGCCTTGCTGTCGTTCTGCGCCGCCTTCTCCAGACGAACGTTGATCTCTTTCGCAGCGGGATCAAGCTCCTTCTGAGCCTTCTTGAGGTTCTTGGCTTTCTCCTTCGCCGCCTTCTCTTTGGCCTCCTCCTTAGCGGCAGTCTTCTCAGCAGCCTTGGCTTCCTTCTCCGCAGCCCTGGCTTTCTTTATCGCCTCCTTGGCCTTAGCCGCCGCACCACTACTCTTCTTAGCTTTCTTCGCCATCAATTTCCCTCCTCAGGGTTTCAAGTGAAAATCCAGAGGTACATACCATAAAGCCAGAAGCAAAAACCTGTCGCCCAAAGAGCTATTGAACCCCAGGTGACTATCCCTCCAACTATGTCGGTACCCCTCCGGTAGCGAGCTTCTACTCTCTTAGTGTACTCTAACATTACACACCTTGTCTAGTGGGATCACGTGATCCCTAGTCCACTGACGATAAGTACCGCCAGCGTGACTTCGCTGCGTCATAGTACTGCCTCGCCTCACAGTCGTTACTTGGCATTATTATCTTCGACAGGTAGTGCTTCCTGATAGTCTGTTCATCTAGGCCGACCCCTCCTCCTCCCTCATCTTCTGCGGCACTGATCTTCACCGCAAATGTAGAGGTAGTCATCTCTACCCCTATGTTACTCTTCAGCACCTTCATTGCAAATTTATCCACAACATGAAGTTTCGCACCAGCATCTACTTTCTTTCTAGCCTGCTTCTTCTCTTCCTTCTTATCCATCCTGGCCATGGCCAAGGTGGTTTCATTCCCCTCCAAATCCATGCGGATGTTGACAGCCTCTACCCAGCGTGGGCTTTCCCACTCAGGAGCATCCTTCTGTTTGGTCATCTTTAGCTTGGAGTATTTGTCTTGATCATCCCTCTCGACGACAACGAGGGTATCAGCGTCCGCTTCGAAGACGCTAGAACCTCGTCCACGATCCTTTGCCTCATGTCCGGTGTGATGGACTGCGAGAACCGTATCACAAAGATTGCGTTGTAGATGCTCAACCATTGCAGTGAAGGAGGAAGCGTGTTCTTGGGCATTTTCGTTCAATCCTTGCATTGCTCTACCGACTGTATCAATCACCACCAGCCGGTATCCATACGGCTCATATTTTAACGCGCCCTCAATGAAGCCGTCGAGAGCTTCCAACCCATCAGATACCCTAGGCACTGGGTCAGCTAGATACAACGAGGGGGAGGGTCGCTTCGCCCAATGGAGCCTTGCCCAGCCATTAGCTCTTAGGCGAATGCCAGAGCGCCCCTCCCCCACCGCATAGAGGACAGGTCCAGGTTTAGCAGGAGCATCCCAAACCCCTCGCCACTCCTGGTCATTGTCCTCCCACGATGGATACCCCCCAGTAGCCACCGTTAGTGCTGCATCCAATGCTATAAATGTTTTAAGGCTGGACCGGGGACCGATCAGCATCCCATACCCCCCATCCGTCAAAAAATCCGGTAACAACCAAGTCGGATCAGGGATCGCTTGCATCCCTCCCCAATCTACAAAACGATACCGCCCCGCTCGCATTGTCCTCCCTTCACCGGCAGGTTCAATTATCGGCTGGAACTGAATTGCTACCTTGGCAGCTTGGTAGGCTTGTGTGACGTTACCAGGAGCGGAGGTGTTGTACTCGTAAGCATGGCTAGCTTTGGTCTGTATGTCCTCCCATGGCCATGGGGGGATACACCTCTCATTCCAATGCTCCCACATTACCTCTGCGGCTCGCTCCTCACTCAAGCCACAGGACTTCATCATGGCTGCGGTAGCGTATGTGGTATTGTCTCCTCCTGCATTTTCGATAGCTATCTTGCACCAGGAACCCCCTATCTCAATCTTTCCTTCGAGCCATTGGATAGCTCTGTCAATATGCTGGGGCAAGTCCGGCTCAATAATCCAATTATCTCTGTCAACGTGTTTAGCTCGTGCGGGCTTGCAAGCTTCGAGGAGAGCTTGAGTTCTATTCCCGGCCCTTCCCTCCTGCTCCCATACGTATACTCCATCTTTGGTTGCGGATGGAGGGAGAAGTACATAACCATGGAACGAGCGTATATCAACGTGCTTTGCGAATGGCTCAACTGAAGACGCAATTGGTTCATCGTCGCTGGATAGCTGATAGAATTCATGGGTACCCCCTCTGGGAGTTCTGGACACAAGTTTGGTGGGAGGTATCTTTCCCCCCAAAGCTTTAGCCACCTCATCCCTGTTACTCCCTGGATCGTAGTCTATAACCAGGAAGTCCGCGCCACCAACAGCAAAAGCTATGTTAGCTCCCGGCCACTTATCCCACCAAGCGTTGATAACCTCGGGATCAGTAGTGGCGTCGAGAACGCCGTTACTGGTGTAAGGGGTCTTGTCTGAACGACAGGGGAAGATAGGCCACCCTCGCTTGGCATAAGCCAGCGCTGCCTCTCGTAACTCGCTCATGTGAGGAGTCCTAGGCTGGGCCTATATGGGATATACTCACAACCCCCTCAGGGAATGCGGCCTTTGCTGCCTCTTTTGCTCTGTCTACACTACGGGCTGTGATGAAGGTTCTCTCAGTCTTGCTATCGAACCTGAAGCTTTCACTGGTCGAGCCCGCTTGGGTAACAACTTCACATAGGTAGATATTCATATTTCCCTCCGAAATGGGATCACATAATCCCAAACTAGAACGTGTACTCAGCCGTGGCCAACACCCATACGACCACAAAGAGGCTGATAAGCACTGCTCCCCAAAAACGATTAGGCATGTTCACGCTCCTGGCAAAGCGGAAAGCCCCCAAGGGTAACACAACCCTTGGAGACTTGTCTAGGGTACTCTATTTTCATGTTTTTAGGGATTATTGGCAATGAGAGGTGGTTCGATGGGGTTAGGGTCACGCTTCCCATCCATAACCCTAGCCAGTCTCTCCATCAGTGGCACTCGCGATATAGGTACCCTCCTACGGGCATAGATAAACTCTCGATACACATTAAGGGCAGTGGCCACTACCTGGGCTGTTTCCTCATCAACACAGAGAACCCCAACGTCGCCGCCCCCAGGTTGGTCATACTCGCCCCCCACACCTACGCTGTGGAAAGGGCTGCGTGTTTCCCCCCGCAAGGGGAGGAAGTTTCTGGTGCCGATTACTTCATAGGTCATTTGGTTACCCTCATTGATGATACTACGATGCGGTCTACTTCTTCTTCAGATTTGCCCATCCTGCGGTTAGCACGATCAGCCTGGACATATGCTTCCCCCAGGCTATGCCCCCACACCCAAGGTAGCTGGCCGACCTTCCCCTCCACCACAAAGCTATCGGGCACCTCGCTGCGGCGGTAGATAGCATCCCTATGCTGGCAAAAGGTTTCCTTAGGCACGTTCGGGATCGTTTTCTCAGGCATATCTTTCTCCTTCATTTTGGGATTACGTGATACCATTATTGGCCGCCACATTCAGCAAGCATAACCTCCTGCTGCTGGACCTCATCCGCCCATAGGTCGGGTACGTCCTTGCACCAGCAGCCCACAATCCAGTTGAAGCTTTCGATCACCTGGATCAGCTCGACACAATCCTCCATGTTCAAATCATCAGGGTAATCCTCCCGCACAGAATAGGTAGACCCTCCCCCCGTCCTGATCAAATCCTCAGGTGCCAAGGTTCTCCCCCCTCGCCCATACTGGTAGAGCTTGCCGTACCAGTCAGCGGTATAATTCCAGGCGCTCCACCGTGAGCGCTCTATCAGTATATTGCGCTTCTCCCGCCGCCTAGCCATACTTTTGTAGGCCAACGACCTACCCTCGCGGTCGCATTCCTTGCCCACGTTATGGAGGTGCCTGACTAGAGAGCCATAGGCACCTCCCTCCTGGATATACTCAATCTCGAACGAGGCGGCATCCTGGAACCAATCCCAATAGCTCTCATCCTCAGTGTAGGGATGGTTCACCGTCGCATTGTGGTACAAATCCAGGATCGCACTACGAGCCCTGGCCCTGACCGCTTCCTTCTGATCGGTATTCATATGATAACTCCTTCACCCTTGCATGAGGGGCATGAGGGGCTAATGTCGATCCCCCCTAGTTCATTTTCCGATCCGCAATCGTCGCAACCATGTGTGCGGTCCCATATCTCTGAGGCTTCCTCCTCACAGGCTGTCAATGCGTCCCACCAGTCCTCCATAGTGAATGGCCATGTCAGTTCGAATACAGTGCAATCGATGTCCGTCCCCTCTACATAACCAGCTACATGGACCCGATACCCCTCCTCCGGGAAATAACAGGAAGCCCCGCAGTTCGTGTATTTGTAGACCCCCCTCACCACTAAACGTTCCACATCTTCTATGGTTTCGCCGCCATACTGATGGCTCAGCATCTTGAGCATTTTATTCATCATGTCGATAACCCTCCAAATGGGATCACGTAATCCCAGGTTCAAGCATAGTCAGATTGAAGCTCTGACATATCCGCTCTATATTTTTGCATCTCAGTAATCCTCCTCTATCTGTTCATCAGCCCAATAAAATGGGTCCATCAAAACGTCGATCCTATACCTCTTAAGCTTATCCTTGCGACACTCTGAGCATACTTTGCAGAGGGGGATACCCCGTGCATCATTTTCCCACCAGCTATCCTCCCCACTGCCGCAATCGCAAGTATTCCTTCCCGCCGTTAGATATACCGCTTCATATCGTTCGTCTATTTCAACTACGGTATGGTTATCACCTAAAGCCTTGGCGGTTTCCACCGCTCCCACCCAAGTATTGAATAACGAGGCGTTTTTAGCCAGCGCTATATAGGTATTCGCTCCTCCCTTTCTGTGAAGGTATTCCCTGGTTCTATCGTTGCGAATTATATACATGAAAGCCTCCTTTTTGGGATCACGTTATCCCATCTAACAGTTATCCCAAGTCCCGAAATAGCTTACCAACTTCTTACCAACTTCTTACCAACTTACCAACTTCGGCCATTTTAGGGGTATTTTGGGATAACGTGATCCCAGGTATGTTGGTAAGAAGTTGGTAAGATGTTGGTAAGCTAAAAACCGCAGAAAACTGCCGTTTTTTAGGAAGTTGGTAAGATGTTGGTAAGATGTTGGTAACTAAGGGGAGGGTCGAGAAGATGTTGGTAAATATGGGGAGGGGTCTATAGACCCCCCCACTTACCAACTTCGCCTCGGATTGTTTTGAGATTAGTTTTTGCATCGCTGATACTCTGTTGGAGCTATGGGGAGTGGCCGGAATAATGGACTGGGAAATGGGATAACGTGATCCCAAACTATTTACCCCATTCTTCTGGTTCGTCGCCATTTGCATGAAATAGGATGCAATCGGTGCAAATGGATATTTCGTGAAGGTTATCTGGCTGCTTGGCGTCAGGTCCGAAAGCTTCGTGATGAATGGCCGTAGCTTCGTACCTATCGCCGCCTAAATGTGATCCGCAGCTATCGCAACCCTGCCAAGAGAAGGAACCTTCATCTTCGTAATCTTCGCCATGCTCTTCGATAGAGCTAGCCCAAGTACCCGGAGAGATAACGTAGTCCGGCCAGTTATGCTCGATTGCGTCTGTGAATTTTGACATATTTAGTCTCCCATTCTCTCTTTGACGTTAGCGGCAATGCCGTCGCCTATGCCTTGGTCGAAAGCTTCCCACAGAGCCTCGCTCAAGCGTTCATCAGCATCATTGAATTCTTCGGCAGTGAATTCGAATGGACTATATGAACGATCATTTTCTTCACCAGCATAGGCGCGGTGAGATAGGACTTCCTCGCGATCATCGCTGGTTTCAACGAGCGTAACGTCGCAGTCTGGCTCATCAATGGTTTCCCCTATCTCAGGCAAATCATTGTTGTTGGCGCAGCTATAGCCACGATCAAAACCTCGCAGGTAGGCATCATCTAAGCCGTTATCATCGAGGTTATCGCCTTTGTAGGTGGCGGCGGTTTCGCGAGCGCTTTTGATGGTAGCTTTTTCCATAACATTTCCTTTCAAGGTTTTGGGATCACGTTATCCCAAGTTTATTTGTAGCCAAGATTGAAATCTTTGGCGTAGTCTGAAGCATCCGCTCGCAAACGATTAGCAGCATTGAGGTGGGATTGGCCATATTTGCGGGCGCGCTTAGCTTTGGCTTCGTATTCGAGCGCTCGCGTTTCAAAGCTAGCGTAGTTATCGCGATGTTCGTGAATGGCGCGAGCGCAGACGTTAGGCACAGAGTAAATTCGCTTTCCTTCGAAATGTGCGGCCATGTAACAATAGCCTTTGTGTTTTTCCGTTGATACGGAATAACGCCTAGTCGTGGCCAGAACAATATCGCCAATGATCCGCCCCATAGCGAAATGGCGACCATACGAATATATCGTGTCGCCTTCATACCAGATGTTGAACCCGCGCTGGCATTTGCCAGTTTGTGCGGCCCAGTTAGCGCAGACGGTATAGTGAGAAACAGACATTTCAAAACCCTCCAATTGATTGAAGCCTAATTATAGCCTGGGCCATGGTTGTGGTCAATGCTCGAATTGGGAACACGTTATCCCAAATTTATGGAGGAAAATATAGGTAGGCGGGGGGGGGGTAGGCAATTGTGGGCAAGCATGTATGTGGTGAGTGTGTATGCGTAGCGCGCGTGCGGGCAAGCGAGCGCGCAACGCGCAATAAGAGAGACAGCGCTAAGCCAGCCAGCGCCAAGCCAGCCAGCGCCAAGCCAGCCAGCGCCAAGCCAGCCAAAATATTGGGATAACGTGATCCCAGATAATCCTTTACCCTAGCGCTGGCTCCTGTATAATTCACTTGTCGCCTCTGCGGCGACGCAAACTATGGAAGCTAAACAAGCGAGGGAATAGACAATGGCTAAGCAAACAAAAGCACAAGCAGCTAAAGCCAAATCAATCAAAGCCAAAGCAGCTAAAGCCAAGGCAACTATTAAAGCCAAACAACAAAAGGCCAAGGATTTTTTGGCTCCGATAGCCAAGGAAATCAATCACAGGCTGAAGCAAGCGGAGAAAATGGAAAGCGACGGCCTAAATCACAGGCTGGCTGCATCCATTCAGGCAGCTAGGGCAAAAGAGCAGTGCAAAGCAAACCAGATTAACTTCAAATCCTGGTGCGATGCTCATTTAACTATGACCTACGAGAATATCCGCAAGCTAGCCCGGATAGGCGCAGCGCCTAATCCTAAATTGGCTCTGGACGATATGCGGGCTAAAGCAGTGATTGCACAGGCTAAGCAAAGGGAAAAGGTTAAGGCCGAAAAAGCGGCTGCAAAAGCGGCGACGAAACCCTCACGAGGTAATCTTGGCCGCGTTCAAGGCAGCAAGCCGAAGCAGACTGATAATTCAGTTCCGTTAGATGCTTTGGAGGCTTTAGAGCCAAGTATGAGAAAAGAGACGCTGTCGAGCGCGGCTGCAATCGATGGATTGAAACTTGTGACTAACGAGCAAGCTTCATTGTTCGATCAGGATAACGTTTCTATCTTGGTCACTTGCTTCAAAGCTTTGTCTAAGGCTGGAAAGAAACAGTTTATTCAGCGGATAGGCGATATTGAAGGCTTTAGCGTTAGCGATAGGCCAAAGCCTAAAGCTAAGCCAAAGAAAGACAGCTCTAAGGCTGGCGACGATAGCCTTGCGGATATTCCCGATTTTCTTAGGCGCGGCAAAGCCAAGCCAGCCAGCGCCAAGCCTAAGGCCAAGAAAGCCAAAGCCAGCAAACGGAAGGCTAAGTGAATGGCCGGTAATCTATCGGCGCACCAGCGAGCCTGTAGCGATATTGGTTTGCGATGCGTTGATTGTGACGAAGTAGGGTATTTCATAGATAACAGTGAATTACTCTATTGCCATGAAAGTGGAGAATGCTACTTGATAGTTAACCAAACGAGTGAGGGTAAAGAAATGACGGTAATCTTTGATAAGGCCAGCCTGAATAGTTATTCCGCTGGCCAGCCTAGCGCTAAATGGCAAGTGATCTATAAAACCGCTGAAGGTTTAGATTATTGCCGCGAGCCATATAGCGGCGCTTTCACTAAAGCGGAGATTGAGACAATTGTTCGCAAGGAATTGCGGGTTAATTGTCATGTGGCCAGCGCCAAGATTGAGCGTTGGTAGGCTTAAGACTTCATAACAAAGTGAGGGAAAGAGTGATGAATGATCTAATGTTTGCAAGAAAGCCAGCCAGCCCAAAAGTCTATCTTCGAGCTTTCACGCCAAGCGGCCAGCGCCTAACGATAGAGGCTAGAACAATCGTTGGTGCTAAACGTCGCTTGCGTACTATCTGCCGCGCCTATCGTTTGCCCTGGCGCGTTACCCTGGCTAACGTCAGGTTCATAAAGGCCCGATATGTCTAGCGCAGCGGCCAACGAACTATCGTTAGCCCTAGTAGCCTTGGCTCTATTGATCATGGTTGGCGTGACGCTTTGGCAAGCTAGACGTTAGCTAACCTCAGCCCCCTAAGGCCAGCGCCTAGCCAGCGCTGGCCTTTTCCTTGCCTAGAGTTGGCCAAGCCTAGCTAGCTCTAGCGCTCTAGCTTCAGCTTAGGCCCGGTAAATAGGCAAAGGAAAGGCCGCGCCAGCTTGAGCTAGCGCGGCCATTGTCGGGAGTGAAGCTAGGCGCGGCTAAAACGATCTATGTGAAGACGATTGCATGACGCCAGCGGCATAGTCAGCCTCGGGCGGGAGCGCTGCCTTTTGAAAGCGAGTGATCACTTCAGTTTCAATCACTATCACTTCATTGAACCTGACGCGCACCAGAGCGTCAGTTAGCTGGACCCAGCCATCATCTAGGTAGTCGAAGTAGCGCACCAGGAAGTGATCCCGGTCTATCGTCATGGCCACGCCAACGGCATTCTCATACTGGCTCATAACCAAGCTTAGGTCGCGAATGACGCTAGGGCTAATGGCGCCGGTCTTTATGTTCCTATACGCGTTCATGGCTTTCATGGTCTGGCTCCCTCTGGTTAGCGGCAGGTGGACCCTGCCGTCACTTGTTATCGCATTCCTAAGCCGCCGGTTCAAGCGCTTTTTTGGGGTAACGTGTTCCCAATTGCCAGCCTAGGCCAGCGCCAGCGCTGGCAAGCGGCGGCTATCAATCGCCAGCGCTGGCGCGGTCTATCATAGGCAAATCTGGCGCTTGGGGGGCGGTTTCCGGCGACCCACTTCTGGGGGGCGGGGGGACCTCAGCGGATGCCTACCCCGTAGATGACCCATACCTATCTCAAAATCCCTACCTAACTTGGGATAACGTTATCCCAATTCTCTCCTGAAGTCGGAATTGCGTATCCCAATTCTCTCCTGAAGTCGGAATTGCGTATCCCAATTCTCTCCTGAAGTCGGAATTGCGTATCCCAAATCCATCCCAAATATATAAAATCCACAGCCAGTATTTTGGGATCACGTAATCCCAAAAAAGCGAAAATAGACTTTTGATAATAAAAATAAGCACTAGATGTGGTAAAAACCCCCATATTCCGCCAAATATGAGCTATTGCCGCCCCAAAGAGCCTGAGATATCCTATGTGGGACGCCCCGGAAGCGCCTTACGGGCTCGAGCGGTGGGCTCCCTCCCTCGCTAGCTCGTCTGTAGGGGTCGCGGAGCCTGGGGAGTGGCCTCACACGCCCTGGGTCACTCCCCAGCGCTTTCTAAAGGAGAAGCAGGATGACGAGTGCTTGGGAAAAGACAGCGAAATCGAAAAAGCGTAAGATCAGCTTGCGCCACGAGAAATTAGTGGACTTCTATTTTGGTATTTCGAATTTCAACAAGTCTGATGCCATCCGCAGGGCTGGCTACAAACAGGCTGGCAATTACACACGCATCTTTGACCATCCCAGGATCGCTGCCGAGGTAGAGCGGCGTCATAAGGCGATCCGTGAGAAGCATGAGATTACCTATGAGACGATCTCAGAGGAGATGGCCAAGATTGCGTTCTCTTCGGTCACGGATTACATGACTGTAACTGATGATGGCGATCTGGTGTTTGACTTTAACAAGATTGAGGATGGTAGGGTCTTCGACGCCTTGGGTGAGGTGTCGGTGGAGACGTATATCGATGGTTATGACTATGAGGAAGATGAGGAAGGGAAGCTCAAGAAGGTTCCGGTCCGGGTGAAGAGGATCAAGGTGAAGCCGCATAGCAAGTTACCGGCTCTTGAGGCTTTGATGAAACATGCCGGTCTGTCGAAGGATAAGACTACTGGAGAGTTGGCCGATCTGGCTAGTCGGATTATGGGTGGGAAGAAGAGACTTGGTATGGCTTCTGAGGAGGATGAGTGATGTCGGATATCTTTGACCCTGAGGGAGAGGGTTATGATGATGTGTCGGCTGTTGGGATGCGTCGTAATGCTTATGGCCATATGGGGTCTGTGAAAGAGAGTACAGACCTGGAGAGAAGGCGTCATGGTCTGCCGATGGATAGTTATCTGATGTTGAAAGGGAAGCAGCATAAATCGTGGCATAAGGCAGTTGAGGCTGAGAATGAGCGGGGGTATAGGATATTAAAACGTGGAGGACGGTATTGGTCGGTCCCGGAGGATTA